GAAAATCTTCGATCTCAAGGGCAAGGTCGCGATCGTGACCGGCGGCAATGGCGGCATCGGTCTCGGCATGGCGAAGGGCTTGGCCGAAGCCGGCGCCAAGATCGCGATCGCCGCGCAGAACGAGGCCAAAGCCAAGACCGCTGACGACATCGTGGCTGAACCCGGTGGCCAGCTCACCGGCGCTCGGCAACGGCTCGCCCATCACCGCCGGCACCCCGACCCGGGTAGCCGCACCCGCCGCAGGCATCCCTACAAACGACTGGTAGAGCAACCGCCCGACCAGGCCCTTGAAGGGTGTCAGCGCAAACAGGGGCGCCGTGGCTGCGGTGATCGAGCCGGTGTTTACCGCCTTGTCGACCGCGTAGTTCACCGCCTCGTCGTGGGACATGCCCTGCTGGCGCGCCGCTTGGTAAGACGGCCCCAGCGCCTCGACCGCGGCGGGAAGCCCCATACCGAGACCGCTGCCGGCGATCACCCCGAGGGGACCAGCCGGAGCGCCCAGCATCCCGCCGGCGATCCCGCCGCCCATTACCACCGGCGAGCCGCCGAGACCGTAGGTCAGCTGGTTAAGCCAGGTGCGGTGCTCGGGCTGCGGCGGGGGGTTCGGATCGGGAGTGAGGGCCTGCCCGGTGAAGACGCGCGCATAGTTGTGCATCGTGTCCCGAAAACCGGGACCAAACGCCGTGCCCTCGCCGGTGTCCGGCGCCGGTGGCTGGACCTGGCCCGGCGGGACCGGGATCGGCAGGCCCAGCCATTGTCGGGGATCGATCGGGGCAGTGGGTGCCGCCGGGCCGTTGACCAAGGGCGCCATCGGCAGACCGCTCATCGGATCGGTAAAGGCCGGCGGTTCCGCTGCCGCGGGGGCAGGCGGCGCCACGATGTTCCCCAGGCTCTCGGCCCCGGGGGCGCCGGTGGTCGGGGTATAGATCGACGATAGCGAGGTCTGCGCGGTCGGTGTCGGGTCGAGATCGAGGACCGGCAGCGTGCTGGGCGCCGCGGTTGCCGGGGCTGGGTCGAGATCGAGGACCGGTAACGTGCTCGGCGAGGCCGATGCTGGCGGCGCTACCGGGTCGAGATCGAGGACCGGCAGGGTGTCGAGCGGCATCAACCGATCCTGCGGGCCAGCGGGATCGGACCGCCGACATTGGTGTATTGCGGCGCACCCAGGATCGTCGAAGGCGGCTGCGCCGCGGGTTGGCCGGCTTTTACCGCCTGGGCGAAGGCGTCACCTAGCGAGGTGGGGGCGTTGAAACCGCTGGCAGCCCCCAGAGGTCCGCTTTGGGTTTGCTGCAGCGCCAGCGACGCCAGCGCGGCCTGACGGGCAGGATCGGGGGCATCCGGCGGCGGGGCCTGCGGCACCGCGAGACCCGACTTGAACTGCGGGTCGCCGGTCTCGGCGTAGACCGGGGCGGCATCAGTGCCGCCGCCAAAATCCGGGGCGGCGTTCGGTACGGCAACTTTGGTGAGCGCCCCGCCTGGGGTCAACTGGCGGATCTCAAAGTGCATGTCATCGGGGTTCTTCCAGGTGCCGCCCCAGGTCATGCCGTATTTGTCGGCCAACGATAGCGCGACATCCCGCGGGATCTTGCCTCGGCCACCGCGGGGGTTCTCGTCCCAGTTCACGTCGATCGCCCGCCCGAAAGCATGCTCGGACGGTGTTTGGGTGCCAGCGATATAGCGCGAGTTGAACCCGCCCGAAGTCTTCGGGTTGAGGGCGTACCCACCGGCTTCCAAGTCGTTCACCAGGCCCTGGAACGCCGCCTGGTGCGCCTTGGCGACCGAGAAGCGCGCCCCGCCGGGGGTGGTGATCGTAACCAGTTCCGGGGCTCTCGGGAGAGCAGCCATCGGTCAGCTCCTAGCCCGGGAAGATGTAGCCGCCGCGAACGACGACAGGTTTGCCGCCGATCGTCGCGGGGCCGTCCGGTGTGCCGGGGCGAGCCGCGCCGATTGCTCCGGCGGGAGCGCCCGCAGGGGCGGCCGGTGCTGCCGCAGCGGGGCCTCCTGGGGGTCTGCCGGTTACCAGCGGCGCTGGTCCCCGCGGTTGGGGTCCGGTCGGGCCACCTGGTGCGACCGCGTTGCTTAGTCGGCGCATCATAATACGCGGGACCGGTTGACCTTCCTTGATGGGCTTCCCGGCCTCGTCGAGCAGATCGACCCGGAAATGCTGCACCTGTTGTGGACCGTCTTTTGTCAGAACGGTCTTGTTGATGGTCTTGTCGTCGGAGATCCACCCCGTGGTGCGGCCCTGGGCCGGGTTGATGCGCTTCTCTTCGATCAACTGTTTGATCGCCTTGTTGGCCGAGGTGACCTGGTTGCCCCTGGTCTCCGGATCGTACCGGTAATACTGATCCGTCAGATCGCTCAGAACGGCGCCCAGCGCCGGCGAGGAACCCGCCGGCATCTTGTTCGTCCACCACGGTTCTTTGACAAACTCGCCGGCCGGGACCGGCAAGTGGTTCGCCAGCTGATTGTCGAGCAGTCGCTGTTCGCGGTTGGTCTCCTCGGCCGTCACCGGCTTGGGCGTCGTTGTCGCAGCAAACTGCAATACCTTGTCGCGGATCTGCTGGGCCTGATCCGGCGGCGCGTTGGCCGAGGCAGAAGCCGCCAGCGAGTTCCACCCTTCCAGGGTTGTGGGAGGGGCGGTCCAGCCGTTCTGCCGGGCTTCCTCGACCGTGCCTGGGATCATTTGGGTCGGGTTCTTCGGGTCGACCCAGTTGTGGACCGCGCCCAGCTGGGTCTGCCGGATGTCCTCGGTGCCCTGCTGGTAGAGCGGCGTGCCCGGTTGCGCCGGCTGGCCTGGCGCTCCTGGCACCGGTTGCTGGGCGCGTCCGGTCGGCATGCTGTAGGTCGCGGTCCCGGGACCACCCGGCTGCACCGTGATCGGAGTGGTCCCGGTTTTAACGGCATCCGGGCTAAAGCTCGGGGTCCCGCCAATGCCCTGCAGCTGGGAGAGCGGTCGCAGCACGGTGGCGCCCGTATTTGGGTCAGTGACCACTGCCTGCAGATCCATCCCTTTGCGCCCGGTCTCGCCGGCCTCGCGGATCTTGGCCGCGCCGATGGTGGCGCCCGCGGCGATCTCGTGTCCCTTGACGGTCGCGGCGGCGGCAATGTCGGCGTCGAGCGGTCCCGCTTGGCCGGTGCCAGCCAGCATCTGCTTATACTGCGGTAGCCCAATGATCCCCTTCGAGTACAGCTCATAGGCAAGAGCTTGCCCGCCCCCCGCCAGCGTGGCGGCATCAATACCGGCGAGCGCCCCCGCACCGTGCATCGCCATCAACCCCGGCAACGTCATCCCCGGCGGCACCGGCGCCACTGAGCCGTTCGATGTCGCCGGGCCGGCCTGCTTTGGGCCGCCATTGGGATCGGTAGTGCTGCCCGGGTTCAGTACCCCTGATACCGGGTCGTTGGTCGGCACCTGGCCGTTCGAGGTGGTCGTGTTCGGCGCCGGGGGCGATACCGCTGAAGGCGGCGAGGCTGGTGGCGGTGTGCCTTGCGTGTAGGGCGCAACCGCTGCGGGGACCATGTCCGCAGCCTGCCCGGGCGTCATGTTGGTGACTGCGGCAGCAAGACTGGCCGCGGGGGCGCCTGCCATCGGCAGGTTAGCAGGCGGGGCCGCGATCGGCGCGGCGCCGGGCACGTTCCCTGGCTGCTGAAAGGTCAGTGGTCCCGGCTGCGGCCCGCCTTGGGTCATCATCCCGTAACGGTTTCGCCAGTTCTGCTGGTCGATAATCTTGTTGCTTTCCAGCTGCCCTTTGCGCGCCTCGGTCCCGTAGTAGTAGCCCCGCGCCGCCAAGCTCGGGTCGGGGAAAAGCGACTGGCTCAAGGTCTTGAGGTTCTGGTCCCAGTCTTCGTAGCCGGTCTTCATAGGGTGAACCCCTTATGTCGGAAGCAACACGGCGTTGCCCCCGGTCCTGAGTGCTGCATCCTGCGAGTTTCCAAAGATCGGGCCTTGGCTGCCGAAAGTCCCACCGGTGCCGAAGATCCCGGACAAGGGCGAACCGCCGCCGTAATACTGGCCGGCGCCGTAGAGCCCGAGTTGCCCCACTCCCTGGATGACCTTTCCCTGGCTCGCCTGGGCCTCCAGGTCGGCCGAGGTCTGCGCCAGCTTGTTCTTGGTGATCTGGTCGGCGTTGGCTTGCTGCAGGTTCGCCAGAGAGGTGGCGTTGCCGTAGCTCAAGCCCGCCGCGTCGAGCGCGTTCTGGCCGCGAGACTGCAGAAGAAGGTCCTGCGCCTGGCCCTCCCCGGTGGCCGCCTGGTAGCCCACCTTGCTCGGCAGGAGCCGGGTGGCGCTGCCCGATTTCAGGAGCTCCTCGGCCTGTTGCGCCGGCATGATGCCGTACTTGGCGTCGGCGATCGCCAGGTTGATCGCGTTCGAGGGCGCCGCGTAGGACCCGGCGCGGGCGATCCGGCTGCCATAATCGCGGATATTGGTAGCGGCCTCCGCGGTGCGCCGGGCCAAGGCGCCTTGGTTGACCGGGTCGCGCCCGACCGCGTCGGGACTGGTGGCATCCGGGCTCGGCGGCAGGTTCTCTTTGAGTAAGGCCGCGGCTTGCGCCTGCCGCTGGGCCTGCGCCTGGTCGAGCGCCTGCGGGTTGGTCTGGGTCAGCAGGTCTTGCGCCGCAACATCGCCGGTGGCGCGCAGGCGCTCGGCTTGGGCGTTCTGGGCGTTGATGGTGTCCTGGTAGTCCTGCAGCGACTTCATCTGCGCGTCGCGCATACTCATCGCAGCTTGATTACGCGCCTGGATGGTCTCCTGGCTGGCCGCGGTCTGCGCCGCGGTCTGGGCCACCCCGGCCTGCATGCGCTGGGTGAAACCCTGGTTCTGCGCCAGCTGGGTTTGCTGGTTGGCGCTGGCGATCGCCTGCGCCTGCTTTTGCTGCGCCTGGGCGCCCATTGCGGTGCCAGCGAGCGAGGCGGCGGTGCCGACCGCGGTGGCGATAGCCGCCGAGACTGGATCGCACATCGGGCCTACCTCGTGCTGCTTCTATTGGGGTCGGTCCCGGAAAGCCCCTTCTGGAACTGCCCCATGATCTGCCCCGATTGCAGACCGCCGAGGAAGTTGCCGCCGGCACCGAGGACCCCTGAGAAGATCGATCCAAGGGTGCTGACCGTGGGGACCGCCTGCAGCGACGACGCGACATCGCCGGCCGAGGTGGCGATCGGCGAGACCGCGTTGCGCTGGGTCTGCAGCGAGGTGTTCACGTCCTCGATGGTGCTGCCGGCGATCGGTGACCCGATGCTCTCGGCAGACGCCACCTGGTTGGCCAGGTTGGCCCGGGAGTTGGCGACATCGGTGCGCAACGCATCGGCCGCCGTCTGTGCCGCGCCGGTTTGCTCGGCGGTCGCGCGCCCAGCCTTTTCCTCGATCAGCCCCTCTTGGTTGACCCCGGCCTGGGAGGACGAGATCCCTTGGCGGGCCAGTTGGAACCCGAGGTCCTTCTGGGCCTGGCGGCGCTGGTAGTTGATCTCGTCCTGAGATTTCGCGAGATAGTCTTTGGCGAACTGGTCGAAATACTCTGGACTGAACCGCGAGAACGCCTGGTTGACCTGGTTGGTCCCCTCGGCCAGGACCTGGGCGCGACCGGTGTCGTACTCGCTCTGGCGCTGGGCCTGTTCCTGGACTTGGCGTTGCTGCTGTTCGTACTGCGCTTGCTGCGCGGCAAACTGCTGTTCGTTAAAGGTCTGTTGCTGGCCGGCGATGTCCTTCTGGGCCTGGATCTGTTTGTCGCTGAGATCCTGCGCCGCCATCTGCTGGTAGGCAGTGACCGTGGTCGCGCCACGCGCGGCGTACTCGCCCGGGACGCCTTGCTCGACCCAATACTGCCCAGGGACCCCAGTCGCCGGGTTAGTGTAGCTGACAGGTCCCATCTGCGGCCCGGTTTTCGGGCTTCCGCCGAAGAAGCACACGGCTCTCGCCTTTCTCCCGGGTCAGGTCCCAGGCGTACAAAAGAAAATCTTCACGCTGCCGGCCGAAGCCTTTGAGGACCGCCTCGATCTCGCCGCCCAACAGCTCGATCCAGCGCCGGCTGTCGGTGTTCTCGGCCAGGACATAGGCTTCGCCCCGGTGGTAGCCGGCCTGGCGCAGGATCGGGATCACGTAATCCAGGGACCAGCGGGTCATCGGTTTGACGACAGAGCGCCAGCGACTGGTCCCAAAGGCTCCGGCGATCACCACCCCCGGGCGCACCGGGACCACCCCGTTGACCGCCACCGGTTCGCCGCCGTCTATCGACCACATCCGCCACAGATCTCCGGCAGAGGCGTAAACATGGGCGACAAACTGGGCCTCGTCGTCGTCCCACCGCAGGGCAAAGATCTCGCGCCGGTCCCGCGGGCGCAAGTTGCGCACGATATAGGCGAGCCCTTCGGCAGTGACCGGGGTGGCTTGGACCTTCACTTCACTACCCCCGCCTCGATGTTGAAATGCAGGCTGGCCAACAACGCTGGTCCTGGGGCCTGGTGCTCCAGATGCACCCCGAAATGCGTGCCATAGCCGGCAAAGGGGATCGATTGCAGCCCGTAAGTATTGTCCTGGATCGTAGCGCACAGCTCGAACGCCTCGGTGTTGTTGGGCAGCATGCCGATGTTCACCGACCACTGGCCCTGGCACATTACGTCGACCGACTTGATCCGCTTGTTTTCGGTCGGGTTGTCGGCCGAGAGATGCGGCGTGCGGATGGTGACTTTGCAGCTGTCGTACTCGTTCTGAGTGACACCGCCGTAAAGGTAAATGTTACCAGCCATATCGAGGCAGTAGACGGTGTTGTTGACGACGGCGAAGTTCCGCACGACAAAGCCCGGTTTCATCGTCGACCAGGCGGTGATACTGCCGGCCGGGAAGTACGAAAGGACGTAGATCGTGTCGTCGATCACTAACCAATACCGGCCCTGGATCGGCTGCACCACCGCCTCGGCCTTGTGCACCGCCGTCGAGTTGGCGCGGATGATCGGGATCAGGAGAAGGTCGATCGCCGACCCTACGTCGCTGACGCTGGCGGCGAGGCTGAACGCGGTTTGCGCCTTGAGGGACCGCACCCCGCTATCGGAGAGAAAAAGCACATCGCCGGTGCCGAACTGCACCACCGAGTGGTCGGCAATGACGCCCTGTCG